ATTTCAATGGTTTATTTATAATTCTCAAATATTTATTGATTATTCCGATTTCAACTAATAACTTGATAGCGCCAATTATTAAGCAAATATTACTAAGTATATATTAAGTGATACGGCCAAAGTGGCTATATAGGGCTAAAATCGTGCTTAGTGCAGGTAGACAAAAATTGACTTTTTAAGTAGACTAAAAGTACGATGGAGTACTGGCTTTCAAGCGTATTCACTTAAAAAATGAATTTACCGCTTAATTTAGGCGTTAAACGCTGAAACCTAGGAGTAAAAGGGTCTGAATTTTGGATCCTTTTTCTTTTGCAAAAATACATGTAGTGCTCAACTAGTAAATAACTTCAGTTTTGGGCAAAAAATTGAGGGTTTAGGAGTTGAAAATAGCATGCCAAAGTTGTTAGATACATATCAAGAATGGCTTAGAGACGACGTTTTGGAAGATAAACTCAAAACGATACAGGAACTTACTAGTAAGAGGGTCAGTCAGGCCGAAATTTGCCGCGTTTTAGGGGTCTCTGAGCGCACTTTGATAAAACTCAAAAAAACACACCCAAGATTGAACCAAGCGTTCCTTTTTGGCAATGATGATCTAAAGTACAAATTAATCGACGCTTTATTCTTAAAAGCGACAGGTTATGAGTTTGAAGAAATACAAACAACCATTGAGGAAAGTAAAGCTGGAACGAAAAAGAAAATCGTTAAGACTAAGAAGAAGGTTGCACCTGACTATAACTCTATTGTTTATTTATTAACCAAGAAGTTTGGTAAAGAGTATCATCCAAGATATGAAGATTTTGAGTATCGTTTAGAAAAACTAGAAAATGCACAGGAGACATGGTCAAATGAAAATCGTGATGACGAAAGTAACACAGTTGAATCCGTATCAGAAAAATCCAAGGCATAATGACACAGCAGTTGATGCCGTTGCATCAAGTATAAAAGAGTTCGGATTTAAAGTGCCAATAGTGATCACACACGATCATGTCATTGTAGCCGGACACACAAGGCTCAAAGCAGCCCAACAACTCGGCCTTACAGAGGTTCCTTGTATCATTGCGGATGATTTAACCGAAGACCAGATAAAAGCCTTTAGGTTGGCAGATAACAAGACCAGTGAGCTTGCAACGTGGGACTTTGAGATGTTAGAGAGTGAACTGCTTAATATTGACATGGATATGCTTCAGTTTGGCTTTGAAGAATTAGAGTCAGCACTTCCAGAAGGTAGCATTGATGATGACTTTGAAGAGGAAGTCCCTGAAGTGCCGTTTTCACAAGCTGGAGACATTTATCTATTAGGAAGTCACAGGTTAATGTGCGGTGATTCAACAAAGGCAGAAGATGTAGCAAAGTTACTTGATCAGCAAAAGGCGGATATGATCTTTACCGATCCACCTTATAATGTCGATTATGAAGGAACAGCTGGGAAAATTAAAAATGACAAAATGGAAGACGATTCGTTCTTCCAGTTTTTATTTAGTGCCTTCACGAATATGTTTGAAAATATTAAACCAGGTGGCGCAATCTATGTTTGCCATGCAGATACAGAAGGCATTAACTTTAGAGTAGCCTTTAAGAACGCGGGCTTTAAACTCGCTGAGTGCTTAATCTGGGTAAAAAATGCTTTAGTACTTGGGAGGCAAGATTATCACTGGCGACATGAACCCATTCTATATGGGTGGAAAGAAGGCGCAGCGCATTACTTTATAGATGATAGAACACAAGACACTATCTGGGAGTACAACAAGCCATCTAAGAACGGGGAACATCCAACGATGAAACCTTTAGAGCTAGTAGGGAAAGCCATTGCTAACTCTTCAAGACGTGGTGAGCTAATCCTTGATTTGTTTGGTGGTTCTGGTTCAACCATGATCGCTTCTGATCAACTTGATCGTAAGTCAGCCTTAATGGAACTTGATGAACGTTTTATTGATGTCATTGTAAAACGTTATATCAGACATAAAGAAAGCAACGAGAATTGCTTCTTGGTTCGTGATGGAAAGAAGTATCCACTCAGTCAGCTTGAACCGTTTGAAAATAACTCACTATAGTGTCGAATTAGCTTGCTATTAGTTGCCTTTAGAGTGATATATGGTAGTAACCAAAAAGGCAAAGGAGATAATTAAAATGGAAAACATGAAGCTAACAGAATGGATTAACCGATTTAATGCAAAAGAATTTGAAAGCAAAGAGGTCACGACACAAATCAAGGCCGGTTGGTACGATTGGTTTTGTAAAGACACAAGCCTAGCAAACAAAACAAAGGTAATGGGAAACATTATCAAACAGATTAAACCAGGTGGAAAAGTTGACCTTGAAACGAGCTATGTATGGTTCAAGAATAACTGTCCACTCAATGGGCCACTCTATGACGATTTTAGAATTACAGACATAGAAACCAACAACAACCTGTTTGTTATCCAAATCAACTGTGTATGGAATGAAGAACGTTACACCGTTTACGAAAGACTGGATGGATTCCAAAATCCTGTATTTAAAAGCAACTCATCAAGAGAACTTGTCAAATGGTTTAATGAAGGGTGGGCTAAACATGTTTAAAGAATACAATGCGCATCCTAAAGGAATTAAAACAACTGACTGTGTCGTAAGAGCCATTGCAACAGCAACTAACACGGACTACATGGAATGTAGACGCGAGTTAAACCAAAAGAAGCGAGAGCTTGGATTTTCTAGCTATAAAGACACAAAGTTTTTATATAAATATTTTGAAGGTTATCCTCGACTGATTTTTAAACCAGTTAAAGGTGAGCCAAGACTTAAAGGGTCCGGATTTACACAGCTCCACCCTAAAGGTAAATACATTTTGAAAATGGCTGGCCATATTGCAGCATGTGTTGATGGTGTCATACTCGATACATGGGATTGCACGTATCGCTCAGTCTATACAGCATGGAAGGTGGGGTAGAAGATGAAGGCAATGTTTGTGTTTAAACCGACTGAGGAAGAGTTGATTCCTCAAGATGCATTTGTAATCGAAAAGACAATTACACTAAGTGTTGATGAATTTGATGAGTTTGTGGAAGATCCACTTAATGACTATGAGTTCATTAAAGAAAACATCGACTTAATGTATCATGCGAATAAAAAGCACCACTGCATATTGGTAACAAGTGAAGAGCATGACTATGGCATACTCGTTCAAAGTGAAGGTTATCATTACGCACGATATGCAGCATACTTAAAGAAATAAAACCATGGATTGAAGGAGCTATTGATAGGCTCCTTTTTTCGTATTTTAGAAAGTGAGTGATTTTACATGAGAATTATATCAAGTGAGTCGGTGTTCAAAGGACATCCCGATAAAGTCTGTGACCAAATAAGTGACGCTATTTTAGATGCTATCTTAGCACAAGATAAGAATGCTAGAGTCGCAGTTGAAACGGCTATCAAAGATGATCTTATAGTGATCTTTGGGGAAGTAACTACAACCGCTGTCGTGAGCTACTCTAAGATAGCTAAAGAAGTCATGAAGCAAATCGGCTATCAAGAAATCTATCGCGTCCTAGAAAACATATCAGTACAATCGCCTGATATTGCTTTAGGTGTTGATAAAGACGACCAAGGCGCTGGTGACCAAGGGATGATGTATGGCTTCGCATGTGATGAGTCTGAGAACCTTATGCCAATACCGATTCATCTTGCCCATGAAATATCTAAACGTATCGATAGCTTGCGTGAGCGTCGCTATGGTGACTTGTTAGGTCCTGATGGAAAGTGTCAGGTTTCAGTTGTATACGATGACTTTGATAGACCGGTTAAAGTAGACACTATTGTAATCTCAACTCAAACGAAACCAGGTGCTTGTATCGGATTAGTAAAAAGAGTTTTGTACAAAGAAGTACTAGAGCCTATCTTAGGTCTTAACATTATAGAGACAAACGTATTGATTAATCCGACCGGAAAGTTTGAAATCGGTGGTTCGTTTGCGGACGCTGGTTTAACTGGTCGTAAGATAATAGTTGATACTTATGGCGGTTACTCTAAGCATGGCGGTGGCGCCTTTTCTGGCAAGGACTCAAGCAAAGTAGACCGCAGTGCGGCTTATTACGCTAGGTACGTAGCAAAAGCCGTTGTAGCGGCAGATTTGGCCGGTAAATGCGAAGTTGGAGTCTCTTACTCCATAGGAATAGCAGATCCTGTTTCAGTTAGCCTTGATACCTTTGGAACTGGAATAATACCAGACAATGAAATCCTTTATCTAGTTAAAAAAGTGTTTAATTTTAAACCCGCAAACATCAGAAAAGAACTGAAACTTAACGAGGGTTTATTTAAGTATCAGTCCTTAGCAAGTTATGGCCATATGGGTAGAAACGATCTAAACATTCCATGGGAACAGGTAGAATACAAGGTCCAGGAGTTAGAGCAAGCGTATGAAGAAGCCGAAGGTACTACATAATTTTTACAAGTCTAATGCTTGGTATCTTGCAAGAACGCTTAAAGTTAACAACACAGATGGAAAGTGCGAACGGTGCGGATCAATAGGCGAGGAAGTCCATCACATTATTCGCTTAACACCAGGTAATGTTAAGGACCACAATGTTAGTTTAAACCAAGAAAACCTGGAGTTGTTATGTAAGACTTGTCATAACAAAGAACATAAAAGGTTTAACAAGAAGCAACAGTTTGATTCTGATGGAAACCTGATAAACTCAACTTAGTCTAGTTTATAGCGGTGGTATTTGCTATAATTTGAGTAAGGGGATGAACTTTATGAAGAGCATTAGGCGGTTAATTATCATAGGAAATGGATTTGATTTATATCATGAGTTACCAACGAGCTTTGCAGATTTCATAAAAACTCATGAGTACTATGCTGATAATGAGTACTTTAAAAGGTGTAATGGTCTTTGGAATACAATTGAAACCACCATTGGTAACATGGTTTCAGAGTTGAAGCAAAATTTTGAAGTTATTTTATCAAATATAAGTGTTGATGATATCGTAACAAATATAATCTCAGATTACGGATATCATCAGAATGGATATGTTGACTATCATAATTACGAATTTGAGGACTTTAATGATAAACTTGAAGATATCAATAAGCTAATCAAGTTCATTTTTGATTTAGAAAATGACTTTAAAAATTATTTATTGAAAAGCTGTCAATATTGTAAAATTAAAAAAAACAGTTTTTTTTCAAGCGTTTTTGATTCTGATGAAAGTTCTATTATTAACTTTAATTACACTAGAACACTTCAAGAAACATATGGTTTGCACAATGTGCACCATATTCATGGTTGCGTTAAGACTAATATAAAGATTGGTTATAACAGTGAAATTTCTGATTTTAATATGACACTTGGAGATATGAACTATTTAAGACCTAAGGATATTAAGGTCGAAAGTAAAGATGATTTAGTGGAAAGATTTAGCAGATATGAGGAAGTAGTAGACTTGGAAAACGAAGGAACTTATGAGTTAGTTCCCTTGCAAAAACGTTATGAGTTTCATTATGAAGTTAAAAGCAATATTGATGAACATAAAAAAAGTATTCAAGTAAGTCTATTTGCTAACGATAAATCAAAGTTTAAGGCCCGTACAACAATAACAGAACTTATAAAAGAAACTACATTTGATGAGGTTGTTATTATTGGACATTCAATTGGTGAAATGGATATGGATTTCTTTACTGAAATACTTGCAGGTGCTAAAGTAATTAAATGTTCATTCTATGATAAAGAGGATTATGACTACAAGGCAAATTTAGCAAAGAAAAAAATTGGAATATTTCTTTTTTTGAACTTAATTAGCTTTTTAAACCTCTTATAGAAAAGCCCCCCCTGTAAGTAATATTTTTATCCATGGGGTACCGCACGAGGGGACCATTAAAATACGCGGAGCAATATTTTTGAAAATCTGAGAACTCTATTCTGAGGAGGTATTAAATTGAACTTTAAAACAACACTGCATGATATTATTCGTGAAAGATATTGTGAAAAGAATCAAATTTCTAACTTAGCCACAAAGAAAGACTACTCAACTCAAATGTATCCGTATTATACAAGAAAATTAGAAGATAATTTGTATGAGCCACTTGATCCACTTCATCAAAATCAATATAATAAGGGGCTTGGTGGAGAACTAAGAGAGGGTAAATCAATTAGAAAAAGACCAATGAAAATGAAATCCATTCGTTCGTCTTCTGCTTTGGCATACAATATATTTGGTAATAAACTAGTTGAGATTAAATCAAACTCATTTGGCCTACCAGCTAAAGTCTATAAGATTGCATACGAAACTCCACATCGACTCATAAAAAGCGGTAATAGAACGGTTTCAGCATGGGCAGATGTTGTTCTATTATCTTTGGATAAAGAAGATTGCGTAATTGTGGAATCAAAAATGTTCGAATGGCTTTTAGACAAACCCAAATCAATTTCCGAAAAGTATCTCTTAAAAGAAAATTACATTTCACAAGATGTAGGGTGTTTAATTATGCCGACAATAAAGCAATTATTATCAGGAAAAGAAATCATCAAAAAGGGTCAAAAATATTTTTCTCCTATAAATGATCAGTATGATGGAATCCAAATTTTACTTCATATAATTGGGTTCTTAACTGAAATAGAGCTAGGCAAATACAAAAATGTAAAGAGAGTTCACATTGTCAACATGATTTGGACATTAAATAATACAGAGTTACTTGGAACATATTCAAATAAATACAAAAAGCTACTGGAAAAAGAAAAAAAACAGTCTGAACTTTTCAAAAAGTATTTTGATGAGCATTTATCAACTATTTTTACAAGAGAATATGGAATTGTGGCGAGCTTCAATGCAGCTGAGCATTTTCAAATGATTGATGCTCTTAACATCAAAGAAAATCAGAGAAATTATTTAATATCTCGATATTAAAGTAACGTAGTACTTTTTTTCTTGATATTTAGAAGTTTATATATATTACTAATAAAGAAGGTCAATGATGATACACAGCAAATCTATTGAGATCGAGTATAACCGTTTAAAATGTCTGTTTAGTTCCATAGAAGAAAACAAAAGCAAGCTTGTTGATAACCTCATTCAACAAGCTGCTTTTATGAAAGTGGAACTTGAGAAACTTCAAAGCCAAATTTTAAAACATGGTGCAGTACAAATATCCTCTAAGGGTGCACAAAGGCAAACCGAAGCAGCCAAATATTACACCAAACTTGTGAATTCTTATGGCACTGTCATTAAAACACTTAACTCCATTTTAGCGAAAACGGTCGATAATGATGACGATGAGTTTGATGCATTTATAAAGCGAGCGATTGATTGATGAATTACTTAATTGAGTACTATGAAAAGATAGGAAAAGGAGAGATACTTGTTGGCCAGGAACTGAAAAATGTGCTAGATAACCTCATTGCTGATCTTGATAATCCAAGATATTCATTTGATGAAAAGCCAGGAAGTCTAAGAATAGATTTTGTTGAAACCTTTTGTAAGCACACTAAGAGTCCTTTTAATGGTATGCCGTTTATACTTGAACTCTGGGAAAAAGCGATTCTTCAAACAGCATATGGTTTTAAAATGGCAGATACTGGGCTAAGGCGCTTTAATGAGGTAGTTTTGCTCATTGCTCGAAAGAACGGTAAAACAACATTTGTTGCGGGTATTGACCTTGCTGAATTCTTTCTCTCTCAAGGTGGTGTTGACATTGTATGTGCCTCAAATACTACAGAACAAGCAAACATCTTGTTTGAAGAAATCAATAACATGCGCGAGCAATCCAAATCACTGTCAAATGAGAAAAGAAGTAAGAAAAACATCTTTTTTATCTACTCGCCAAAAACTAAAAATAAGATAAAAAAACTATCTGCTCAAAGTAGAAATAAAGATGGATACAATATTGAAGTCGGTTGTATCGATGAAGTGCATGAAATGACAGACTCAAAAGTTTATGATGCAATCAAGCAGAGCCAATCAACCAAGAAAGAACCGCTAATATTTATTATAACCACCGAAGGGACAACCGTTGGCGGTTTTTTAGATAACAAACTCGATTACTGTCGCCGCATGATTAAAAATGAAATCAAGGATGAACGTGTGCTTCCTTGGCTATACACTCAAGACTCAATACGCGAAATTTATGACGATCCAGCGACAAGACAAAAGAGCAATCCAAGTTTAGGTACAGTTAAACTAGAGTCCTATCTGGATGACTTAATGAATAAGTCCATGAATGACCTATCAACAAGAGTAACGATGCTGTGTAAAGACTACAATATCAAGCAAGTTGACCAAGGTTCATGGTTAACATATGAAGAACTTAATAATGAAACATTGTATAAACTTGATGAATTAAGAGACTCCTATGCGATTGGTGGTGTAGACTTATCCTCAACCACTGACTTAACAGCCGCAGTTTTATTGATTCAAGATAAAGATACAGGTCGCAAGTTTGCTATTCCGCACTTCTTTATGCCACAAGAAGTATTAAACAAGCGAATTGAAGAAGATAATGTACCATATGATATCTGGGTTAAAAAGGGTTTTATCACGCTAACAAATGGGAGTCAGAACGATTTTTCACTCGTCACAAAATGGTTCCTTAAAATGATTAGAGAATATGGTGTCAGACCACTTTGGATAGGTTTTGATCCATGGAACTCTGCTTACTGGGTTAAAGAAATGGAAGAGTCAGGGTTTAACATGGAAAAAATAAGACAAGGCATTTACACTTTGTCTGAACCGATGAAACAACTAGAAGCAGATTTAAAAAACAACATTATAAACTACAACAATAATCCAATCTTAAAATGGTGCTTATCAAATACTCAGGCAAAGGTAGACTTAAACGGAAACATTCAACCTTCTAAACTTGGAAGTAAGTATAAACGAATAGATGGAACAGTCGCTCTTATTATTGCTTATGCAGTTTTAAATCGATATAAAATCGATTATGAAAACATGTTATAATTCTATTATTAGGGAGTGATAACATGGGCGATGAGTTTTTAAGTCATGTATTAAATAATCATTTGATTAAACAGGAGATAAAAAGCAAAAAAAAGTATCTAAGTGATCTCCACTATGCTATAAGTCGCAGTTTTTCCGGACGTGTTGGTGTTGAAATATCAAATAACTTTCTTTTTGAAGCAGAGCATATGGTTGCCAACTCAATCAATCTATATGAGGAGGGTTATTTTGATGCTGCTTTTTACAGTTTAAGGGCAGTGTTAGAGTTGTTTATGTTAATGGTTTACTTAATTGAACATCAAGAGTCTGAATTAAATACATTAATTAAGAAGTGGGATAGATTAGAGAACATGGATACATATTCTAGAATGGATTCACATCTTAGCAAAAAAAGTGATTTATATAAAAACATCAAGGGAAACATGTTTGAATATTTTGAGTCAATTAGAGTGTTGAATAAAAATCTAAACAAAAAGGTTCATAAACAAAGTTTTATAAACTTGTATACTAATAGGTCTCACCCTTTTCATGGTAGAAAGTATAATTTGAATGAGGAACTCAGCTTTTTTGAAAGTTCTGTGAAAAAAATAATAGGTGCGGTCGTTGTTTTTAGACTTTTTATTGATCCAATGCCAATTTTGCTTATGGATGAGGAAATCTACCTGAGAGTTAGAGACACGATGTCTGGACCTCTGTTACATGATTTTATCGCAGATTACATTGGATATGACCATATAGAATCATATAAAAATACTGAGATTTATAAGGCGCATTATAATGAAATAATAAATGAAGTAAAATTATATGAATCAGTAGCATTTTTGGTTAAGTATAATACTATCGATTTAAGCAAAAAAGAAGAAATAGAAGAACAGTTTGAACATTTATATGATATCTCTAAACTTGCTTATTTAATTGCAAAGATATCAGATAAAATCTATGCAATTGATATACATGACGGAATGTACAAGTTTAGGACTAGCAATATACCAAAAGAGAAGCAACCATATATTAAAAATATGGAGTATCTTAGATATTTGGACTTGCAAGAAATAGTTTTAAATAGTGTTTTTCAGGATATCATTGTTTCTATTTTTCCTATCCAGCATGGCAACATTTTTATAGAGCAATCGGAGGAACTTTCCCAGGACCAGCTACTTAGAATTAAAGATTTAATTGAGAAGTATAAAATTTGATTTAGGAGTAAATCATGCCAATATTCAAACGAAAAAGAAAAACTGGATCCACAGAATTATTCACACTTTCTAGCACCTCAAACAGTATGTTTATACCATTCGGTTCAAACATATCAAAAAGCGATGTGGTAAAAATCTGCATCGATAGGGTTGCCAGTCAGTGTGCCAAGCTAAAGCCAAGATACATTAAGAACGCTGCTGATAATACGATCACAGAGAAGAAAGGCACGATCGCTTTTCTCTTGAAACACAAACCGAATACACTGATGACACCGTACCAATTTATCTATAAAACCGTGACATTGTTGTTGAAAAACGACAATGTTTTTATTTACCCGATGTTTGATAAACGGACCCATGAACTTAAAGCACTCTACCCATTACGGCCAATCATAGTCGAGCCAATTCTTGACAACTTAAATAGCACTTACTTAAAATTTACATTTGAAGATGGCCGCGACTTCACGTTGCCTTATGAGAACGTCATTCATTTAAAACGCTTTTATGGTTCAAATGATATCTTTGGTGGTAGTGGATCTAGCGGTGATCATGAGGCGTTGCTCAAAACTATCAAGATAAATGATAATGTCCTTCAGGGTATCGATAATGCTATCAAAAGTTCACTTCAGATTAAAGGATTACTTAAGATGAACGGCATGCTATCAGATAAAGATAAGTCAAGACAAAAAGATGCCTTTGATGAAGCCTTAAACGATGCGATAAATCAAAAAGGTAGTTCCATCGTTCCTGTAGATTTAAAGGCGGATTATATCCCGATCCAAGTTGATCCTAAACTTATCGATAAAAACACCTTAGAGTTCTTACAGTCTAAGATACTTGATTACTTTGGCGTGTCAGTACCTATTTTCACAAACAAATACACTGAAGATGAGTTCAACTCATTTTATGAGTCCACTATTGAGCCTTTAGCTATTCAACTTAGCGAGGCTTTTTCTTTGGGCTTACTTACTGATAATGAGTTATCAAGAGGTGAAGAAATCATCTTTTATAGTGAACGTCTTCAATATGCATCATGGAACACAAAAGTAACTGCCATTGAAAAACTCATGGGACTAGGCATTATGTCCCTAAATGAGTCGCGAGCATTACTAGGGCTAGAGCCCGTTGAGAATGGTCATAAACGCTTGCAGTCATTAAATTACGTTGACGCTGATAAAGCGAATATTTATCAAACAGGAGAGGAGCCAAAGAAAGATGAAAGTAACGATTAACGGGAAAGTAAATCCTGAAGCTCTAAAAGTTAGTTTAAATGAGCAAAAGCAAAAGTGTAAAGCAATAGATGAGTTCTGCAAAGAAAACAAAGTGTCACAGCTTTTTTATAAAGACAGTGAACTTGAGTATGAATATGAAAAATCCAATGCCAAACTAAAGGTGGAAACAAGAAATGGCTAAACTAAAAGAAACAAGACTAGCAGAAGTTAATTTTCAAGAAGCAGAAGATGGTGTCATGACCTTAGAAGGTTATGCCATCGTCTTTAATCAAGAAACGCTAATCGGTGATGAAGACTATGGTTTCATTGAAGAAGTTGACGCATGTGCATTAGCTGAATCGGTTATCAAAGACGTACCCATGAAGTATAACCACATGGATAATTTTTTAATTATCGCAAGAACTAAAAACAACTCATTACAACTGTCGATTGACGAAATTGGTCTTAAAGTAAGAGCAGAACTCTTAGACACCAATACCAATCAAGACATCTATAAAATGGTTAGAAGTGGATTGCTTGATAAGATGAGCTTTGCATTTACGGTTGATGAGCAAGAGTGGAACTATGAAGGTAAAATCCCCAAAAGAAAAATCACAAAAATTAATCGTTTGTACGATGTGTCGGTCGTGGATACACCGGCTTATGATCAAACGAGTATCTATGCACGATCTTTAGAGTCTATGGAGTTAGAACTAAAGGCCATGGAGTTGGTTAAAACGCAAGAGCAAATCGATGTGATTAAACGAAAAATCAAAATAAAAACACACTATTAAAGGAGCTAAATCAGATGAATTTAGAGAAAAGAAAAAAAGAGATTGAACTACGTCTTAAAGAAATCAGAAATCTTGTAGAAAAAGAAACAAGTCTAGAGACCTTAGATGCGTTTGAAAAAGAAAGTGATACCCTTCAAGAAGAACGCATGGTCATCGAAAGAAAAATGAGTCTTGCGTCTAAAGTCGAGTTTAACCCAGTCATCGTTGAAACAAAATCAACTGAAGCAAAAGAAGTGTTAGAGCTTCGTGGTAAAAGCCTTAAAGAAAGTCGCGTTATTCAAGTATCAAGTGATGAAGTATTGCTTCCAGAACATACGGCCAAAGCAATTGCACCGTATCCTTATGCACAAGTTTCAAGCCTTGTTGATAAAGTTAAAGTGGTTAATCTTACAGGCGGTGAAACATACAAGAAATCGTTTGTTAAGTCTAATGGAGTTGCAGGACTTACAGAAGAAGGAAAACCTTACAGTGAAACAGAACCAGAGTTTGGCTATGTAACAGTCACCAAAACGAAAATCACTGCTTACACTGAAATTACTGAAGAACTAGAGAAACTTCCAGACTTACCGTATCAAGCAGAAGTCCTAAGAAACATTAACATTTCGCTTAAAAAGAAAATCTCACAGCAAATCCTTCATGGTCAAGGTTCATCTAACACTTTCACCGGTATCTTTAGTGAAAATGCACTTGCTTTAGCTGATGCCACGCCACTTGAAGTTACCACGATTACTGACAGCACTCTCGATGATATCATCTTCGCTTATGGTGGGGACGAGGAGATTGAAGGCGGCGCAGTATTGATCCTAAACAAAAATGATCTACGCGCATTTGCTGGTCTTAAAACGAATGAAGGTCGCAAAGTGCATTCCATCGATTATATTAATCAAACGATTGATGGCATCCCGTACATCATCAACTCAAACTGTAAAGCTTTAGCGGATACTAATACAGCAGATGGTGATTACTGTATGGCTTATGGTGCACTTCAAAATTATGAAGTCCCAGTGTTCTCACCAGTTGAGATTGGTAAATCAACAGATTACAAATTTAAAGACGGCATCATCTGTTATAAAGCTTCAGTGTTTACAGGTGGAAATGTTGTCGGATACAACGGCTTCCTAAGAATTAAGAAAAAAGCCGCGTAGATAAGGAGTGATTTTGGTGTTGTTAGAAACAGTCAAAAAGGCATTACTGATTCCGGTTACTGAACAGTATGCTGATAGTGAGTTAAATGCATACATTGAAGCATGCAAAGAGCTTATTGAAAGCACTGGAGTAGATCCATCGTTAGTCAATGAAAGAAATAAAACTGTCGAAACGCTCGTTGTCATTTACTGTAAAACGTTTTATGGGTTTAAGAATGACGGAAGTGTTAAAGAACTACCTAAGGCTTTTGAGATGTTGCTACGACAACTGATATTATCGAAAGGTGGTATTGTCAGTGTTTCCTAATTCACCAAACACACGGTTGCGATTACTCCAAAAAAACTATGTGAGTGATGGTATCGGGCAGAAACAGCTTGTAACAACTAACTCTAAAGAGGTCATTGGGATTAATTTCTCAGTGACCTCAAAAGAGTTTTATGAAAGTAAGAGTTTAAATACGAAAGTCGATCTGGCAATTAAAGTTCAAAGCATTTTATATGATGGTAGCAAGCATGCAATGATTGGCGATGTTGTTTATAAAATCGAAAGAACATACCTTAAAGGTCAGTTCATCGAACTGTACCTTGTAGAGACAAAGATTAAAGAAGGCGATCTCATTGGCCACACTGGATAAGCTATCAAATGAAATTATGGATATCATTAATGAGTACTCAAATGAGGTAAAAAAAGAACTTGAGTCATTACTTGATAAAACAGCAGCAAAAGTCCTTGATTATGTGATTAAGAATGCACCTCGAAGTGGTAGAAGAAATGCCATGGCTGATACGTTCACAACAGCAACCTTAGGTGAAGGTATTAATAAAACGGTTGTTATTTACTCGAAAACAAAAGGGCGCATGATTCATTTTATCGAGTTTGGGTTTAAGCATAGAAACGGTAAGTTTATTCCTGCACGTGCGTTTATGAGACCTGCATTTGATAGATTCACACCAGAAATGCTAGATGAAATCAAAAAGATTATTGAGCGAGGCACATCATGAAAAAAGTCATAAAAAAGCTTTATAACTCACTAAAGGAAATCACTGAGTGTGATGTGTTCTATGGAACAAACAACTCAGTGAAAAACCCTAGTGATAAAGTCCCTTTTATTGTTTATCAAGAACTATATAGAAACACCATTTTTTATGGAGACAACCAATCATTATTAAGAAGCATAACCTTTCAAGTGACGCTTGTTACTGAGCACAAAGATTTAGATATAGAAGAGAAACTCGAAAAAAAGCTTACGGATAATGATTATCGATATGCACTGCTTTCTGAGTTTGTAAGTCCAGAAGGCAGCATTACAAGAATATATGAAATCAAACAGGAGGTAAACGTATGAGCAATAAAGTAACATTTGGTTTAACGAATGTCCATTATAGTATGGCAACAGTCGGTGAAGGCAATGCATGGTCATTTTCTCAACCGAAAAGACTGATCGGTGCACAAGAAATAACAACCGAAGCAATCGGCGGATCCACACAAGTGTATGCCGATGATAAGGTTATCGCAACACTCGTTGGTAATGCAGGTACCACTGTAACACTTAAGTTCTCAGAAATTGATGATGAGTTCAAAAAGGATGTCTTTGGTTTTAAAACGGATGCCCATGGCAATTTAGTCGAAGTCATCAATAATGAGACAAAAACTTTTGCATTGGGTTATGAAATACAAGGTGATATCCATGCACGACGTATTTGGTACTTCCTATGTACAGCAACTCCGATTGCAGATGGAAGTAAAACCAAAGCTGACTCGATTGAAGCAAACGCAATTACTCTCAATATTACTGCACGTCCAATCGAAAGCGGAAATGATCTAATCATGAGAACGATTAGTTATCCGGTAAATGATAACTACCAAAGTTTCTTAACTAGCACACCGGTTATCCCAAGTTTAACGGTAGGCTCGTAATATGGAGAAAACTATAAAATTAGGAGGCAATGAAGTTAGACTTCATTCCTCCCTATTTACCATTATTGAATATAAAAATGTGTTTGGCAGTGAACTGTTTTCAGATATTAAAAAACTAGAAACAGTGAAGAGTGGCCAAGAAGAAGATTTCTCATTGATCATCGGCACAATCTTTAAGATTATCTACATTCTACATCGACCATTTAGTAAAAAGACTTACGACGAATTTTTAATGGCACTCGATTTTAGTGTCTTAACCAATCAAGATGAGTTAGAAGCACTTACTTCAACAATCACTTCAATGCTTGGAACATTAGGAGACAGTAATACTTCCCCACAGTTCAAATAGAGCCAGTTCAAAAGTAAGTGTAACATCATCTGTTATCTTTAATCTGGCTCACCTTAATCTATCGATTGAGGATTCCAAGTACATTGATTTAGAAACCTATTTTGAACTTATAGAACTTGAAGTAGAAACATTCTCTAAATCAGATGTTAGGTATGGTTCGCAAGTAGATATTGATAGGTTCTTTATGTAAAATCTATTTATAACGAAAATACCGATGAGTTTTATCATTGACTTAATTATATATTGATTTATAATTAAAGCATCTTTAAATTAATTAACTCGAGAGTTTGTAGAGGGCTTGACATATTTCATTAATTGTTGTAATATTTAATTAGAATACCGCTGACCAATATGCGGTCTATAAATGGTTGGGTCGAAAGAATACCGCTGACCAATATGCGGTCTATAAGTGGTTGGGTCGAAAGTTTACCCCTCATTTAATGAGGGGCTTTCTTTTAATCGGAGGTAGTATGATTAAGTCTGGCTTTTATATCATTGATGATAGTTTTTTTACATTAGTTAATGATCCATATCTAAAGGGCAATGACAATGAAAATCGTCCACATTGTTACTGCATTGAGAAAGACGGTTATTTTTGGATGATTCCAATGAGTAGCAGAGTTTCAAAGTATAGAGCAATAATTGATAAGAAAGTGAAAAGTGGCAAACCTGTCGATGTACTTCATATTGCCAAGTTAGACGATGGAAAAGAAAGTGTTTTTTTAATCGGTGATATTTTTCCAGTTAAAGAAAAATACATTAAAAGGGAATATACTATCGGTTCTAATCATTTGAGAATCACTTCCGAAGCGCTTAAAAAAGAGGTCTTTGATAAGGCATCTAAGGTAATTAAACTTATTGAACATGGTGTAAAGTTTACCCCAACTCAACCAGACATAAAATCTATAAAGATAAAGTTAAACAATTCTTAAGAGCTTTTTAGCTCTTTTTTTATTACCATTTTTTCATTCGGAGGCACAACATGGCAGAAACAATCAAAGGAATAAACATAAAACTTGGACTTGATGGCAAGGATTTAGATCAGGATTTAAAAGATATTAATTCAAATCTTAAGGAACAGCAAAAAGACTTAAACGCCATTAACAAAAACCTAAGATACGATTCTGGTAACTTGGACCTCTGGAAAGATAAGCAATCAAAACTCAATGGCGTATTAGAAGATACAAAGAAGAAGCTGGTTAATCAAAACGCACAGTTAGAACAAGCAAAAGAAGCAGTAAAGATAGGTGCGATGAGTGAAAGTGAATACAACAAACTTAAACGAAGTGCAACTTATACTGAAACAGAAATTGCAAGACTCAATAACGAGTTAACAAAGACACAATCAAAAATTAAAGAGTTAGGTAACGCAAAGTTTGATAACCTGGCCAAACTTGGTGGCACCTTAACTAAAAGTATTACTGCACCTGTTTTAGGTGCAGTGACTGCATTAAGTGCCCTTGCAGTTAAGTCGGCGTACACTGCTGACACCATTGGCGATACCGCCACGAAACTCGGCCTTAGTGCTGAGAGTTTACAAGAATGGAGTCACACTGCCCAAATCATGGGAAGTTCCACAGAAAGCCTAAATAAGGCGTTTATCAAAGTAAATGGTATCCTTGGTGACATTGCGACCGGTAATGGTGATAAGGTTGCAGATAGCTTAGCGCAAATTGGGCTTACAGTTGATGACTTAAAAGGCAAAAACACTGATGAGGCATTTGAAGTTATAAGAGAAGCTTTAGCGGGTGTAGAAGATGCCAGTCTAAGGGTAGGCGTTGCTAATAAGTTCTTCGGTGAAAAAATCGGAACGGAACTTATCCCAGTTTTATCAAGTGAAAAAGATACTATTAAGGATTTGCGTGAAGAAGCTAGAAGACTAGGGATTGTTACAAACGAACAAGCAGAAATCGCTGGTGAGTTCACAGACACCTTAGATAGAACGAAACAAGCATTCTCAAGTTTAATGATTGACCTGGCCATGACTGTCATGCCAACGCTTAATAAACTAATTGAATCCGTGCGAGATGGTATTATTCCCATATTAAAAGGATGGATAGAAGCTTGGCAAAATCTAGATGGAACAACCAAAAAGATAGTGTTAACCTTAGTAGGTCTGGCTGCTGCAGCTGGACCTGTTTTATCCATTATTGGTAAATTTGGACCAATTATAAAAACCGCAACTATAGCCTTTAAAGCACTCGGTGTCAGCGGTTTTTTTGCTGGTGCAGGGATTAACTTTGCAACACTCGGTATTGGTGCACTCGTTGCAATTGTAGCCATGGCATTATTATCTAATGAAGAGTTTAGAGTAACCCTCATGCGACTCGCTGAAGCATTTATGCAGTTGTTAGAACCTATCATGGATATTGTGATGATACTCATGGATGCATTAAAACCTATATTTGACATTGTGATTGATTTAATCATGATGTTAATTGATTTATTGATGCCACTAATAAACATAATCTTAGAGCCATTGCTCATGCAAATAGAACTATGGGCATCACTCTTTCAAACCTTAGCACCGCTTATTCAGCTTGTAGGAAATATTCTCCAAGCCATATTGATTCCAGCACTTAAACTTATCCAAAAAGCACTTGAACCTATTTTATGGCTAATCGAGAAGATACTTGGACTCATTGAGAAGTTGTTTGGCTGGATTGGTGGACTCACTTCAAAAATGAAAGATGTCGGTGGATCATTTGGTGATCTTACTGGTGGTGTACTTGATAATTTATCTGAATTCACCTCGAACTTAACTGAGGGTATCGGTCATTTTGTCGGTTCAGCTATTGAAGGTGTGAACGGAACAGTATCAACAATTGCAGAAGGGATTAATGGTGCATTGAGTGGTGCTAAAGACTTCGTTGGTAACGTATCAGAAAACATGAGTGGATTTGTTACGGGAACAATGAGCAAAATATCAGAAGCGTTAGGCGTAAACTTCAGTGGTGTAACTAACTTTGCAAACGCAGTTGGTGATGGACTAAAGGGAGCTGCAAACGCAGTTGGTGGATTCTTTGGTAAAGTTGGAGGCCTCTTTTCAAGTAAAGGCAACCTTAAAAAAGAACAGATAAACCATAACACCTCAAACGCAAATTCAAGCAGTGCCACAACCAACCACGTCACCGTTAACACAACCTCACCAACCTTTGATATTGAATCTATAAACAAAGCATTAGGAGGCAGCTACTTATGATAAGAAAACTTTATCTGCTTAATGAGAAAGGTGTCTCCTTTATGTTTGATTACACTACACAAGTGTTAATCAGCGAACTCGATGGTTTAGGGTTTAGTCATGACATAAGTTACTTAAAGTATGGGAACTACTATTTTAGTGTTGATAAAGAACATCCATTAACGAAAGTTACCGCAAGACTCACCTTCTTAAATGGCTATAAAGGTTATACTGATTTACTTGATTACTTAAAAGGAAGTCAAACATTAGAATTACACTATTCCGCAAATGGCACCAAATATTGTTACATTGAGATAGAATCCATTGATAAAAAAGAGTTAATTGCAGGGACACTTCAAAGTTTAATCACATTCGATAAACTCTCTCCATGGTTAAGGAAATCAACCTTGCTGATTGACTTAGAAGAAAACATGCAAGGTAAAATTTATCCACACACTTATCCGCATAACTATTCAGTCACATTTGAGGGGAAAACCACCCTCAATAATAGCGGAAATTATAAGGCCTTTATTCGTGTTGAGATAAGTGGTTCAGTCACTAATCCTGAGATTAATATTTATCAAAACAATCAGATTGTTACATCCATGAAACTAAACGTAGAAAGTGAATTCTGTGAAATCACTGTAGATCCAAACCCCAAACAACAAGTTATAGAAATGACGGAAAATGGACTAACAAGAAACATCTATCAAGATCAAGATTTTACAAGAGACAATTTCTTGAAGGTTGATCCTGGGTTGTTTGAAATTGAATTTAAACCAGGTGTTTCAGAATCAACATTATGTAGAATCATTTTGACTGAAGTATTTACAGGGCATTAACATGGAGTTGCTATTTTTTGAAAGAAATACCTTATTGTATAAAGACTATGGCTTAGTGGACTCTGATTTTGATATCAATATGGATTTAGTGATAAGACAAAAATCAACGTTTAAAGTAAATAAAACAAAGCTAAATATTAAACTAGGTGATATCGTAATCATCAAGGGATTTAGTTACTTCTATATTGGTGTTATCGAGTCGATTGAACTTGAAGATAAACACCATACAATCGTACATACAATAGATTTCAAAGAGATGTTCAATCTTGATGTACTCGTGAGTAACTTTACAGGTGATGTCGCGCAGTATTTAGAAAACTTGATAAATGATCACTTTATTCAATCAAGTGATCCAAATCAGAACTTAAACTATCTAACTGTGATTAATGAATCCAGTGTACAAGGAACACTCTATTTTGATGAAGATAAAATCATGGCCATCTCAGATGTCATAGAACTTATAACTAAATCCTATGGTGTAAGTGTCTTATTTGAAGTGGTCTTTTTACGTGGTAGAGTCACAGGTATCAAACTCCGTATCGTAGAAATTACAAGAGGATTGAAAATTAAAAGCAGCATTACAGAGATTACCGACTTAGTCATTAATGATAGTGAAGCCCAAATGACAAATAAAGTTGTGTTTTATCCGCAGTCAGATAATGAAATAAACAATGTCCCCCGTACATACTTTTTACTTACTGACGGTTCGATTACAGAAGAAGTAAATCATCCAAACAGATACCGGAATGTAAACGCAAAAGCATTTATGTACTCTGATAGCGAAACTGAAACACTGAGTATTAAAGCACGAAATGAAATGATATCTTCCAAGCTTGATCATCATATAAGCTTTGTGATCAAGAAAAGCAGTAAACTTGTCACCTTTAACCTTGGTGATTTCGTTGAGTTTATAACAGAAAGTAAAACCTATGACTCAATAGTGACAGCACTAAGATATGAAGGTTCATTAAACAAAGTGGCGGTAACACTTGGTGAGTACCGAATTCGGTTAACTGACAAGATTAAGCTACTTAACAAAAGTGTAAAAACCAATGCTGGTAATGTACATATCAGCCAAGCAAATATTACAAATTTAGATGGAGGTGAGTTTTAGTGGGTGTACAAAAAATAACTTTTGATGGTGCAAATGTATCCGCTAAAGTTGATGCAGATTTGCATCATTTTTTATTTTCAAATGAAATAGGAATCTTAAATGGACTTAAGTCAAGTGTGGGCTTTACGCTCGCAAATAACACAATCACGTTTACTGACGGCTATGTGGTTATCTACGGAAGGTTAATATACATTGAACCAGGCACTTCAGTAAGTGTCACACCGAATGCATCGCGCATGGGATTAGTAGTTCTTGGTGTAAACACAAGTTCAAATGAAGTCAGTGTTTATACGAAAGAACAATCGGGAAGCTATCCAACACTAATAAGAAACAATCTATTAAATAGTAATGGAACTTATGAACTTGCACTTTGTGCCTACACAAAAACAACGACATCAGTTACTTTAAATAGTTACTCACGTATGATGATAAATTCAGCAAAGGTCCAGGCGTTTGAACAGCGAACTGAGATTTTTAATGCCCTAAGGTATGAGCGTAAATCATTATCGAAAATTTCTAATGGTGTATTTAGGTTTACAGTAAATGGCTCTCAAGATATTGATAGTGCGTTAGTAGTGGCCATGGTCAACTCAGGAACTAGTGTCGTTGTTCCTGGTGCAATGATGTTTATCAATGTTGGGTCTAATACCTTTGTAAGATACGATTATGGATCATCTAGTTATACGATGGTTTTAACTTATGAAAACAATAACGTCACCATTTCACTCAGCAACACGACACATAACGTCACAGCATTATTTCTATATAGATAAAGAAGGAGTATTCATATGGCAACGATTCAAATAAAAAGACGTACCACAGCAGGAACAGGTCCTTTAACAGGGACGAGCGGTTCAGTTAGAGTGGGTGAACCACTCGTTGATATAGGTGGTGAGCATTTATACATTGCAAAGGCAAACAAAACGGGTACCTCAGCAAACCCGTTAGCTGCAGCAGACTATGTAGCATTTCCATCAGTCACAAAAGTCAATGGTCAAATTGATACTAAGATTAATGCGTTAAACCTTGGAACAGCAGCCACAAGAAACACAGGAACTGGATCAGGCAACATTCCAATACTTGATAGTAGTGGAAAACTCGTCGATACTATTATCCCTAAAATTGCAATTACCAACACCTTTGTGGTTGCAACCCAAGCAGCGATGCTTGCATTATCAAGTGCACAAGAAGGGGACATTGCAGTAAGAACAGACTTAAACAAGTCTTTTATTCTAAAGACTAATGGTTTTAGTACTCTCTCTAACTGGCAAGAATTATTAACCCCAACAGATGCTGTTCAAAGTGTAAACGGGAAAACTGGAACGGTTACGATTTCATTATCTGAACTTGGTGGTGTCGCAACAAGCACACATAACTCGCATGTTTCTAGCAACCTTCACTTAACACAGGCTCAGCGTGACATTATTGGTGGCGTCATAAATAGCCGCATTGCTGGCATGGGCGGTGTTTCATATGTCTCAAGCCTAGATGCCTATAGCAACTCAGTGATTCCTTCAGGACTTAAGTTATTTACAGAGGTTGATACATCGTATACACCAAATCGGATCTATTACCGCCTCGGTATAGATACTGATAAAGTTTTACAACCAAGTTCAATTATTGATGGTGGAACTTACTAATGGCCACGATTAGGGTAAGACGAGGAACATCGACTCCCACAACCTCAAACTTAAGCCATATTGGTGAGTTAGGGTTTGATTATAACAATAACGCCTTATACGCAAGAAGTGCTTCAAGTGTCGTAAAAATCGGTGGCGATATGGAACTAGTTCATTATTATCAAGGTTCTGTAAGTGCATACTCATTAAACTATAATTTTGACCGTGACTATATTTATAAAGTGCATGTTCTTTGTGCGACAACTGCCTCACATGCCGGCAACACATTAATTAACTACCGAGTATCAGGTGTCACAAATAACCTAGGGTCATACATCAATGTAAATGCCAATGATAACTATGCTGGTGTGTCGAAAGCAAACGCACGTAATACATCATTATTTACGGTGTTTGATGGCTATTCAGGCACTGTGACAGCATCAAGTGGAACAACTAAGGTTATTGATTTTGAGTTATCAGCAACCTTGCATAATAGTGTAAACATAACGCAACAATGGATATCAAAAGGCTATAGTGTTTGTTCGGCCACTGGCCAAAGCAATACTGGAATCACTTATGCAGATTTCGCACATAGTTTTAATGGCACATTCGGTGCGATAAGAGTAAACTCTGGATTTACTTCAGGGACACGATCATTTGCGATCAGCATTTATAGAATAAGAAGAAGGTAGGTAGCATTATGGCACTTATTAAATCATTAGACTCAAGTTTCGGTGTTCCTGTTGAATACCACCGTATTACTGCAGTAAACATTAATTATAAATCAAAAACCATCACAATCTGTGTGGCTTCCTACTTATCTAAAGAAGCTAGATCGAAAAATAGTATTCCTCTAGAAGAAGTCGATATTGAAGTCCCTAAACAAGACTTTAAGTTGTTCTCAAAGACTGATGTCACACAAGCTGCATACGATTGGCTTGTTGAGAATGTCGTAGGATTTGAAGACGCAGAAGATTGTTTTATCGAAATGGACGCAATCCTTAATCCACCAGTTGATGAGGAAGATGAAGGAAGTGAAAGTGAGGACTGAGCATGACAGACAGCAAGAAAGAGTATCTCATTAATATCATAAGAAACATGTATCCGGATAAAGAAATCATGTTTATGTACTTATGTGGTGCGCATGTGTATGGCGCTGACGATGAAGACAGTGATTATGATGTATCTGTAATGTTAAAAGGTTTCTTTGGATATATGCATATGGAAGTTGAGAATGTAGACTTCTTTGTCTATGGTGAAGATTACTATCTAGAGAAGCAAAGATTGAGTCCACACGTTCCGCTATATAACAGGGCTCATATGGACGAAGTAATCGGCATCGACTCTAGGTTGATATATCTAAACCCTAACTACAAACAAGAGTATGAATGCTATAAATCGGTTGATTTCAATAAGATACTACCGGCGTTTCTAAAGGCATTCATTGAGTTTCATGAGATCAGATATCAAGTAACGGATGAACCGGCAAAAAGGCTTTATCATATATTGAGAATACGTGGACAATTAGATAACTACGATGAAACCGGTGTCTTTACATTAGAGTGCAAAGAACCTTGGAAGAGCTACTACATGAACTATAAGAAAAACTGGCAAGGATCTGTTGGACCAGCGTATAAACACTTAATTAAAGAACAACTAGATTACATCAAAGCTTATCAAGAGCAACTGGAGGTTAAACATGGACTACGAAACAGTGATTAGATCAGATAATATCATCTATTGGGTCGTAACAATGGTAATAGTTGTTCTTACAACCATTAAGCAGTTTAATCGTCAGGAACGCAAAAACAAAAATGGAAACGATGAGATAATTACGAACCTGCACAAAATTGAGAAGCAGAACATCAAGATGTTAAATCTCTTAGAGCTACATTCTCAAGATATCAAGACAATAAAAAAAGATATAAATGTGCTTGAACATCGTGTTTCCAGGCTTGAAGACTCACATGTAAACTTATACAAAAAAATGGGAGATAAACCGAAAAATGACAACTCTTGAAATAGTACTGGCTAGTTTATTGATTTTTATGATTTTACTTTATGGCTTGTCGAAGTATAGTAAAGAAAAAGATCTCAATGAGATCATTAAGGAAGTAAAGCGTGATTTTAATCTAACGGCCAATACGATTGGAAATATTGCGAATAAAGCCACAGATATCTTGTTTGACGACGCTGTTCAAAAAGCGATCAAGGAGTTCATTATGATCGTTGAAGAAAAGAATGTAATCGCCAAAGCTAAAGGGCAAACCTATTTGTCTGGTGAGCAAAAGAAGTTGAACGTCATATCACGATTAGGTGAATGGCTAAGTAATGTCACAGGTAGTGTAGATAAAGCGGTAGACTTTGTAGAAACGCACCAGAGTCGCATTGAAGCAACTATAGAAGACTACGTTTCCTTCAGTAATAAAATGGTTGGTAAAGACACATTATCTGAAGCAGAAAAAATCATCCAAGAACAATTAAATCATAACTAA